ACCTCAACATTTGTTTTAGGTTTTTGTATTTTTGATACATCAACAGCCAAATGTTTAGCTCCTGTTGAAATCGCTTTAGTTCTAACATAATAACACAAAGTTTTCAAACCTTTCTCCCATGAGTGGAAGTGAGAAGATGTAATCTTAGACAATGTTGGATTTGCCATATAGATATTCATTGATTGTGATTGGTCAATGAATGGCGCTCTATCAGCCGCCATGTCAATTAATTCTCTTTGAGAAATCTCCCAAATAGTTTTGTACTTTGGAATTAGATGTTCGATTCTCTTAACTTTCTTGTTATAGTTTTTGTCTTCAGGGTCAAGATATTGATTGAAATTAATATTTTGAATTGAACCTTCGTTCATAATAATTTCATTTTTCAAGTCCTCACACCAAACACCAATTTTTTCAAAATCATTAATCAAATACTTGTTTACAATCATAATCTCACCACCAACAACTCTTCTGTTAAATAACGCTGAGTGAGCTGGTTCAGTCATTTCAAATGAACCTGTAATTTTAGCTGAAGATGCAACTGGCATCTGAGCGGTAAACAATGAATTACAAACTCCGTATTCTTTTACTTCTTCTTTTAACTTTTCCCAATTTAAAAACAAATCAGATTCATCTAATCCCCACATATCAAATTGGAAAATACCTTTTGACATTGGTGACCCTTTAAAGAATTTATATGGTTCTCTAATACCTTTCTTACACAAGTCATTACTTTCAGTAATTGCCGCAAAATAGATAGCTTCGAATATATTTTTGTTTAAAGACTTAGCCTCTTCTGATGTGAAGATATAATCCATTAGATAAAATACGTCAGCTAATCCTTGAGTTCCAATTGCGATTGCTCTTTGTTCAAGACCTCCTTTTAAACCTTTTTGAGTTGAATAGTTATTCTTGTCAATAACATTATTTAAAGCTCTTACAGCTTTTCTAACTTCCTCAATTAATAATTTATAGTCAAATTTACCATCAATAATAAAGTTTTTTAATACTATAGAAGACAATGTACAGATTGCTGTTGTCTCTTCATCAGTGTATTGATAAATCTCATTACATAAGTTTGATTGTTTAATCACGCCTATGTTTTGGTGGTTAGTTTTCTTATTGGCACTATCTTTAGCGCATAAATAAGGAACTCCTGTTTCAACTTGAGATTCAATAATTTTTGACCAAATCTCTTGAGCTTTAACTTTTCTACCAATACCTAAATCAACCGCTTTTTGATAGTTTTTCTCATATTCATCTCCAAAACATTCTTGTAATGGTTTGATACCAGATTTAATAATTTCGTTAGGACAGAATAAATACCAATCTTCATTGTCTTTAACCGCTCTCATGAAATTATCGGGAATCCATAACGCGGTAAATAAATCTCTCGCTCTTAATTCCTCAGCTCCTGTATTCTTTTTAATTTCTAATAGGTCCATGATATCTCTGTGCCATGGTTCTAAATAGATAGCAGCACTACCAGGTCTTCTTCCTTGTTGGTTAAAGAATCTTAATGACTCGTTAACAATTTTTAGGTACTTCAACAATCCACCAGCAAATCCTCCTGATGATTTAATTCTACTTTCTTTACTACGAATGTTAGACATTGATAGTCCAATTCCCGCAGCATCTGAAGAATAAGTTGAGATGTCATTCAAGGTTTTCAACAATCCTTCTCTCGAGTCAGAGTTGTTGTAATGTAACACACAAGACGCTAATTGAGGTACTCTTGTACCTGCATTAATCATGATAGGTGTTGCCTTTGATATACGTTGGTTTGATAATGAGTTGTAGTATTCTACAGCCTCTTCATACGTGTTAGTCACCCATAGAGCAACTCTCATATACATGTGTTGAGGTCTTTCAACAACTTTGCCTTCAGGTGTCTTTAACAAGTACATTTCTTGTAATGACCTCCATGCGAAATAATCGAAGTTATAATCATTTTCATGATTAATTACCTCGTCAATTTTACTTGGACCGTATTTTTCAATAATTGACATTAGTTCGTCATGTACAATACCATCAACGTGTAACGTATGCATTGTATTTGAGAAACTTGGGTCAGTTTCTTTGTGATAAGAAGAAATCGCAACTGAAGATGCAAGTCTTGAATAATCGTGGTGACTACCTGTATAAGCGGCAGCAATTTCATATACAAGCTTATCTAATTCTTTAGTTGTAATAATACCTTCCGTTGGAACAGACGTAATAACTTTAATAAAGATTTCATCTGAATTTACATTCAAACCTTTAGCAGCTCTTTTAATTCTGTTATATATTTTTTGTGGATTAAAGGACGCGTCTTCCCCGTCTCTTTTTTTAATTTTTAGTGACATCATAGATTTAAAAATAATAAATTAGAAATCAGAATCAAATGATAATGTTTCGTTTAGTTTTGCTTTTTGGTACTCCATCGTTCTTGATTCAAAGAAGTTACCCTTTGTTTCAACTGCGATTTGTTCCATAAACTTAAATGGTTGTTCAACGTTAAATTCTTTTTTACAACCAAATTTAACTAATAACCCATCGGTTACAAACTCAAGATATTGTTTCATTAAATTTGAGTTCATACCGATTAGGGAAACAGGTAAAGATTCTGTGATAAATTCTTTTTCAATTTCAAGCGCAGATAATAAGATTTCTCTAATTCTTTTTTCAGTTGGTTTGTTTTCTAAGTGATTGTTTACCAAATGGATTGCGAAGTCACAATGTAAGTTTTCATCTTTAAAAATTAAAGTATTTGCATTACATAGTCCTTGCATGATTCCTCTTGATTTCAACCAAAAGATTGAACAAAATGACCCTGAGAAGAATATTCCTTCAACCGCAGCAAATGCCACAAGTCTATCTTGGAAAGATGCGTTATCAATCCAATCAAGAGCCCATTTTGCCTTCTTTTGTACTGCAGGTAGGTTGTCTAAGGCGGTGAAACATAATTGTTTCTCTTCTTCATTTGAGATATACGTATCGATTAATAAAGAATACATTAAACTGTGTATATTCTCCATCATCAATTGGAACCCGTAGAAGAACTTAGCTTCAGGGTATTGTACTTCTCTATAGAAGTTTTCGGCAAGATTTTCGTTAACAATACCATCCGATGCCGCAAAGAATGATAATATATTTTTAACGAAATATTGTTCGTTTTCAGTAAGATTATTCCAATCTCTGATATCGTTTGTTAAATCAACTTCTTCCGCTGTCCATAATGCGGCTTGGTGGTTCTTATAGAACTCCCAAATATCATCGTGTTGAATTGGAAATATTACGAACCTGTTAGGGTTCTCTACTAAAATTTTCTCCATAATTAATTGTATTTTTTTGTATTAAGATTGTTGTTTCTGTTGTTCTTCTTTTTGTTTTCTTTTCTCCATTAACTCTTTTACTCTATCTCTTTTTCTTTCTTCTTGTTGTTCTTCAAAACCTAAGAAGGTAACTGAACTTTCAGTATCGATTTCAAGTAACTCATTGTTAAATTTACAATTCTCAAAAACTACTCCGTCTTTACCTAGACGAGATTTTGTTATTGCAATAGTTGCGAGGTTCATTTCTTTTTGTTGGAGGGTCTTAGCTACAGAGATGATTACGTGACCAACCTGAGCCTTTTTAATTGACCCACCCATTTGGTCTGTCGTTACTACTTCAGCTGAAATTGAAGACCTATTACCCTGTGTAGCTGTCCATCCAACTAAGTCTAGCTCATGGCACATTGCTTCAAATCCTCTCATTACAGAACCTTCCGCTTTCCACTCATCCTTACTTGTTGATTCAGGTAATATACAATCGATATAATCTAACATGATTAAATCAATTTTGTTTCCGTCTGCAATCATTTTTCTTACTTGACCTTTGATTTGATTCATAGTCATAGTATCAGATGCCAACTTTTTAAGAACCAATTTGTTTTTCATAGTCTCTTGAATTTCAGTAACCTTTGACATTACCTCATCTCTATTTTTTACCAAATTGTCTGGTTCAATTCCTGTCCAAAGTGTGAAGTGTTTTCTCTGAATAATCTTAGGGTTATCCTCAAAAAATACTTGAAGGACATTGTATCCTAAGTTAAATGCAGTATTTGCAATCTTGGTTAAAATTGTTGTCTTACCAACCCCTGTTGGAGCTAAAATAACACCAATCTCTCCCTTAGCCAAACCACCCTTAAGTAGTCTGTCAATTCCCGCAATCCCCATTGGAATTGGATGTCTATAATCTTCTTCTAATACGGTATCCAAGTTATCAAAAATATCTGTTTGTCCTTTGTCAATTTCACCAACTTGTAACGCGTTTCTCACTAATCCCTCAACTTTATCATAAGACTCAAAATCACCCTCAGTAATAATCTTCTGAGCCTTGTCCATAGCCTTTTGAAGCTCTTGTTGTTTACAGAACTTTAAAGCCTTTTCCTGAACAAATACAGTTCCTTCAAAAGGTGCGTCTTTTACCTGTTTCAAGGTATCTAAGACCACTTTTGCAACAATTTCCTGTGAAATTTCTGACTTAACAATTTGGTCAAGAGTTTCGAAATTAGGCGTTGATTCATACTTTACATAGTATTCTTTTATCATCTGCAAGATGATTTTGAAGTACTTGTTGTCAAAGTACGATGACTCAATCACGTCCATAATAGACGATGAAAAGTCTTTGTCTACAACTATCTGATTCAGTAGTTGTATCTGAAATGTATTACCTAAATAATCGAAATTTTTGTTCATATATTGTTTTAAAATTATCCCTCGTATTAATTAAATAGTTACTTGCTAAGGTCAAATTCCAAATATTCGTAAGTTAATTTGTTGTTTGAAAAAATGTCAGTTAACTCGCGAAGGACCTCTTTTAAAAATGGTCTTACGTCTACTGTATAACGAACTTTTGGCGGATAAAATTTTCCGTCAAAAACTCTATGACAAATTGTCTGTTCTCCAACTTTAACATAAATGTTAAAAATTTCAGGACCCTCGGTGTAAGATGTCTCCATAATTGATGGGTCATGCGCAATTGCGTCTCTGTTATCCATCATGTAAATTACAGTCTTCATTTTCAAAGCATATTGTAATTCATTTTTCAAACTCAGGATGAATTCATATAACTCCACCGAGTTTTTTGCTTTCGGGGTATACCCTCTAACGTTGAAAAATCTTTGAACTACAATGTTGTCATTCAATGTTAAAAGGAATTCCATTTTCGTGCTGTCTTGCTCTCTCATGCGATTTTAATTTTTGTTTGTGTTTGCTTAAAATTTAAATAAGTTATCTGTTTCTTTTATTCCTAAATCTTCGTCTTTATAGAAGATAACTGTGTGTTTGTTTTTTACTTCTTCGTCAGTAAAATAATAAAGTGCCAATGAATATCTTGACACATCATCAGGTGTGTTTAATGGTATTGGATGTCCGTGAGGTGCATCTTGAATAGAAAAGATAACTGCTCTATTGAATATTGGTTCAACCTCTATTTCTTTCTTCCAAGGGTCTCCTCCCCATAACTCTAAGTTACCTCCCCATTCTTTCTCCCAATTTTCATTTAAATAAAGTAGTACGTTTAAGTTACGTTTCCATTTTTGGTCAGGGTGTTGGTTATAATCAATGTGGATGGATAACTTACCCCCTTTATTTATTTTATGTATTCCCCCTCCTAACATCACGGGGTCTCTATATAATTTCTCAAACCCTGTTAAATTTTCTAAGAATTTAATAAATGGTTCAGAGTTCATATAATCTGTAACCATATTAGTAATAGGGAGAAGATTTTTAAACTCTTCCATATCCGTAGTCTCTGACGGATAATATAGTTTGTTTTTTTGAAATTCTTCAACCCATTCATACCCATTAGTAAACCATTTTTTGTGTTTTTTAATTTCTT